TTTTGCCTGTTCCTTCAGCTCTTTCAGCTTGGTTTCGGTCTCACCGATCTTCTGTTTGATCGGATCATACTTTGCCTTCCAAGCATCGTAGTTGTCTTTGGTTTTGGCGGCTTCCTCGCTGGCTTTTTTCAGGGTATCCAGTCGTTCCTTTGTGCTTTTGACAGCATCACCGAGCAACTTCTGCTTCTGAGCAAGCAGCTCTGTATTTTTCGGATCGAGCTTCAGCAGCTTTTCGACATCCTTGAGCTGCGTCTGCGTGTTCTTGATGTTTTTATCAACGGATTGCAGAGCCTTACTGAGTTTCGTAGTATCGCCGTTGATCTCGACTGTAATACCCTTAATTCTTCCTGCCATGCGATATCACCTGCCTTTCAGGAAAAATAAAAATACCTACTGTGGTAGGTAGACAAGTAGGCTGGATAGGTGTATAATATGGCTATCTCCTGTGCAGTGTTTCGGCTATGCTTTTGTGATACAGTTCTCTCGGCTCAAAGCCGATTCCGACATAAAACAGATGCATCACAGCACCTGCACCGAAGGTAGAAATGAGTGTACCGATACCGACAGTGCCGCCGAGCAGCCAGCCAAACAATGTGACGAGTGCAAACAGCAATATCTCAACCACACCTATTGGCATCTTCGGCAACCGCTTTCCGATGGCAATCAGCAGACCGTCTTTCGGGCCGCAGCCCTGTTCCGCCTTCATATACACATACATTCCCAGAGCAATAAACAGAAATCCGAAAAGCATATATGCGATGCCAAGCCATACGCTGTGGTTTTCGGGATAGGGAGATATATTACACAATAGCTGTGTAAGATTTCCCGTAGTGACTGCATCAAACAGTGTTGCAAAGCCGATGCGCTCACGTAAGAGTAGCTGTAATATGACCGCCGTGAGAGATATCGCCATCATTGTACCGCCATAATTCAGCGGCGTATGACAGGATATCCCCACAGCGAGGCAGTCCCACGGTGCCAGACCGATGTTTGCATATATCGTCAGATATACACCGAAGGAATAAATGGTAAGTCCGAGAAGGATTTTCAGAAATTGCCGCACGATGATATCCGCACTTTTTCGGGATATTTTCCCAGAACTGCCGCGCTTTTTTGGCTTAGAAGGCGTCCATCTGCGCCTGAGTTGCCTTATACGGGTAATTATAGTCATCATTATCCCTTTCAATGAACATCTCATTGACCATCCCGATAGTGAGCAGATCAAGGTCGGATAAACTCAGCCCGATCTGCACACATCGGAGAAGGAACAGCGGCGTTGTCATCTCGCGGTCAACTGGGCGAGATTTTTTTTTGACTCTGCCTGCGTCTCCAGATTCATGCCCCACAGTTCAAAAAGCTGCGGCAGCACCTCGTAGATCGAGAAGCAGTTGAACTGTTCGAGCCAGTCGTCCGGGCTGTCAGGAACATTCTCCGGATCAGCGTGCTTTGCCATCGTCCATGCGATGTTCTCGAACACCTCAAGGCTCTCGATGCCGAGACCGGAATCCTGCTCATCGCTCTCGTCCACGGAGTCCTTCAGTGCCGCAAAATCCTTGAAGATGTCCTTGCGGAACTTTGCACGATAAAGGCGAGGCAGTGTTGCGCTCGCCTTGAAAGGAACCTCGATACCGTCAACAGTGATGATTTTCTTGATAGCCATATTCTTTCTCCTTCGTTATCAGTCAGTTGTGGTTGCAGTGCCACCCTTTGTGGTACTTGCGGAACGAGTGCCGGTGCTGTTGTTTGTGGTAGCGGCGGCAGGGATATACACCGCATTATACCAGTTATCATAAGTGGTCTGGTCGGTGCTTTCGCAGGTTTTGGACTTCACCAGACCGGACGGGAGTGCCGATGCCTTGAGGGACAGCTTTTCCGTCTTGACGCTCTTGCTCTCCTCCGTGGTCTCGCCCTCGGTTGCAGGACGGGATGCCGAGCAGCAGTACAGCACATGACGGATGTGATTCTTGTCGCCGTCGAACTCAAACATCAGTGCAAACTGCGATGTTTCGGCATCATTGCGTTCTACAAGTACGCCCTTGCTGTCGAGCTGTTCCCCGAGAATTGCAGTTGCAAAGTCGGTCGTAATGAGTGCAACTTCGAGATCACCGTCATAGCCTGCGTTGTTGTTGATGACGTAGTACACGCAGTTATCTGCGTAAAAGTTCTCGTTTTCGCCGTTGGCGTCAATGCTCAGCGAAACAGCACCGGGCAGACGCACGGGCGTTGCAAATGTCGGCACACCGTCTTCAGACCATGCCGTGATCTTTGCCCAGTGAACCTTGTTCAGACCGAACTTGACCTTGTTTTTCTGAAGTGCCATATTCATACCTCCATGATATAGAGGACTTCATAGAGCCGTTCCGACTCAATCCATACCTCAGATTTTGTGTAATAAATGTTGTGCTGCAAGAGGACGTCCTCCACACGCTGTTCCGTATCCGGCGATTTTTCATCCGTGTATAATTCAATGTGCAGCCGCTTGAAGCTGACATACATCAGATTATCCGCACCGAATGTATTTTCACCGGGAGACAGAAACAGCGTGAATGGAGGATCCGGGCTTTCACCCTCTGCGAAGTGATGGTAAGCAAAGGGCAGCCCGATCTCCTGCATCATTTCATTGATTTCCTCGTAGGTCACGAATATCCCTCCTTATGACAGTGCCTTTTCGATGAGAGATTCCAGCATCTCCTCACCATGCTGTTCCGCCGGTGCAATATGCGGGATAGCAGCTACACGACTGCCACCCCTTTTCGCATGACCGTGTTCCAGCAGATGTGCGATCTGGTAGCGGTTTTTGGAATGCACCGTCATTTCGAGTGTATGGCTATTCTCCTTCACCTTTTTTGCCGCCCAGCTTTTCTGATACCGACCGGACTTTTTCGGAGCATTGGCGGAAATCTCGTTCTTGACGGCGGTCGCTGTCTTTCTCACAGCCTTTTTCATCGCTGTGTCCGCAAGTTCAGCATACTCGGTCAGCCCCTTCATGACCTCCGATGCCAGATCATCAATAGATGTCATCCTTTGCACCCGCCTTTCTGGATTCACAGATCAGTTTCATATAGTCCTGTGTCTGGAAATTCGGAACAATGCCTTTGATGTCGTAGTCCAGACCGTCAAAACGGATTCTGTACACAGTTGACATCATCCGCTTTGTCTGAGGAGTTTGCCGGATAATGGCATCGATTTTCTGTATCGCTCTGGTCACGCCGGTGTCCGTCTCCTCTGATGCACCGTTATTGGATACAGTCACAGAAGCCCAGAGGGAGAACACCTCCTCCCACTGAGCCTTGTGATTGCCGATAGCATCCTTTTTGACATGATTTTCAAGGACAGCAATGCGCTGATTCAGTTTTCCGATCTCCATCAGACGATGCCCTCCCTCTGTGCGAACAGCAAAGCTCTGAGCGTTAGTGTCAGTGCATGATAATCAGCAGTATTGCGGTTTTCGTAGAGGTAAGAAACAGTGTACAGCATAGCCTGCCGGGAGGTTTCCTCATTTTCCGCGAGCTGCTTTTCATTCATACGCCCCACATCCATCACGAGCCGCTGCGCCGTATCGATCAGAGTGAGGATGAGCTTGTCATCCTCTGGGTGGTCAACACGGAGATAATTCTTGGTTTCAGGTAGTGAGATCAGATTCATCAGCCGTTACCGCCAGTATTGCCGCCAGTCGTACCGCCGCTCGTGGTGTTGGACTTCGTGCCAGCCATCTTCAGCACCTTCACGGACTCGGGAAGGATAAGACGACCGTCCACACGCTGAGTAGTGAGGAAACCGACCTGATCGGTACGGGCATACAGCTCGTTCAGACGGCGGAAGGTACGGTTCTGTCTGTCAGCCACCCAGTAATTCTTCATGTCACCGAAGAGGAGAACACGCTCACCCTTGGCGATACCGGGCATGAAGGAAGATGTGCGGATGGGGCGACCGAGGAGCGTGTCGGGCTTTGCGATATCAAGGGACGGCTTCCAGAGGTAGTTGTCGTTCTTGTCCTTCAGCTTCATGAGCTGAAGCAGGATGGTCTCATTGCAGACGAACTGTGCATTTCTGCGGTAGGGAGACTTGAGGCTGTAGTAGAGGTCGAACACCTCGTCAAAGGTGATCGCCGTCTGGGATGCCGCAGTAACACCAAGCTCTGCACCGCCTGTCTCATCGAGGATACCGAGAGGCTTTTTGTCGCCGTCACCGGTGAAAAACGCACGCTCCTCAGCATTGCCCATTGCAACACCGAAACGTGCAGCGATATAGCTTGCGAGGTCGAATGCGGAGTCGTGCAGAAGCTCGTTGCTGATCTTGATCATCGTACCGAGCTTGTATGCAGAGAGCGTGGTCTGACCGAATCTGGTGTCAGTCTCCGGGATCTCCTCGCCCTCGTCGATCCACTGTGCCTCCATCGTGTCGTTGGCGATAGGGATCTTGCGGGTACCGGAGTTGGTCTTGATGACCGTAGCCATCTGACGGAAGATGTTGTTCTCCTCCAGCGCCTGGATCAGTCTGCGCTCGAACTCATCCGGCACAGTGTAGCCGCCCTCGGTGTCCTCACCGACAGAGAGTGCGTTGCGGACTGCAAGCTGGTCACCCTTGTTGCGGATCATATCCCAGAATGCGCCCTTGTACTCGTCGGTTGCGGTCGGGTTAGTGGGCGGCGTGTTCTTTGCGCCGGGAGCGTTGGTGACGGGACGGGAGGTCGGTGCGGACAGTGCGGCATCGAGGGCTGCCTGCTGTTCCAGACGCTCGATCTCTGCGCCGAGAGCCTGCACCTCGGATGCCATCTTGTTGTACTGCTCGACTGCGGATGCCTCAACGAGACCGTTCTCACCACGGTGCTTTTCAAGAAATGCCTTAGTCTGCTCCCACAGGGTATTGCGCTTTGTGCGAAGTTCCATGATCTTGCTCATATTCATTTCTCCATTTCTCCGGATAAAATCCGGCGGTCATAAAAATAACAGCCTGCTTATCTCATAAAAGCAAGCTGCTGTTTCAAAATTTCATACGGCATTGCGCCGTCCTTTGTCCTGCCGTCCATGCCGATCACAGGCATATCGGGAACAGTCACAGTCAGTGCTGTATCCGTCAACCTTTTTTCGGCAGGTTTCGGTGCTTCAGTTTTGTCATCGGGAGTGTCGTCCGAGTCGGCGGTTTCTGCGCCTGCGGTGATCTTTCCCAAGATGGTCTGCCCCATGATACGGGTACTGTACTGCCAAAGGGCATCGCCGGAGTCCAGCTTGAACGGCTTCTTTTCGGTTTCCTTCTTTTCATCCCCGTCCTCGTCACCGCCTTCCTCGTCGGGCTTTTCGGGATCGTCCGGATTCTCAGGCTCATCCTCCTTCTTGTCCGGCGCAGGCTTTTCGTCAAAGAGGATCACATCGGCAAAGCCAAGCTCCACAGCCTTTTTCGCATTGATCCAAGTTTCATCGGACATGAGCTTGCTGATGCGGTTGTGAGAAAGCCCGGTTTTCGCCATATATGCGTTGATAATGCTCTCCTTGACCTCGTTGAGCGTTGCGATGGCTTTCTCCATATCACGCGCATTACCCATTGCAATTGTGCTGGGATCATGCACCATCAGCAAAGCCGTCGGGGACATCTCCACGGTGTT